TTGAACCTGTATTGCAGGGTTTAGATAAAAAAGGTATCCCAATCAAATTAGCATTGAGTATTGAAGTAAAACCTGTTGCAGATCAACTAGCTGAAATGTATAAAAATGATGGTGATTTTGAAAATGCTTTTTATAAGAAAGTCAAACAAGTAAACAGAGAAGCAGTTCAGGCTACAATTTCGAGATTTAGTGTTGACACCATTATGGATAAAAGACCAGAAGTGGAAAAATATCTTACAGAAAAACTTAATGAAAGTTACTCTAAAAATCCTTATTTTAAATTGGTAAATATCAATCTTAAAGATATTATAGTACCAAAGGAAATTGCTAATAAAATGTTGGAAGTACAGGCAGCCAAACAAGATGCTCTTAAATCACAAGAGCTGATTAAGAAAGCACAAAACGAGGCTAAAGCAAGAGAGGCTAAAGCACAAGGTGAAGCTAATGCAGTTAAAATTGCTGCTCAGGGAGAAGCAGATGCAAAATTGCTTGTTGCCAAAGCAACAGCTAAATCAAATAAACTTGTTTCAGAATCATTGACAGATAAAATTCTTAAAATGGAGAAAATTAAGAAATGGGATGGAACTGTCCCTAAATTAGTTGGCAGTGAAACATCATCATTTATTTTTCAGACAAAATAAAATTAATTAAGGAGATAATCTGGCTTGGTACGACAAATATTGTAACAAAATTGCAAAAAATGGCGATTTTTGGTTGAACACAGAAACAGACAGGCTTTATGAGTCAGCACAAAAAGTCAACCACCCCAGAAACACTCACTCAGTGAGATGGTATGAATATTATTATGATGATGATGATGATTTAGAAAAATATGTCAGAGTAACAAACAGAATGAAAACTTGTCGAAAAATGATATGGATGCCGAAATCCAGGGCCGAAGAATTAAATCCAGAATACTTTATATAAGGAGGAAACAAAATGCACTTAGTATTTACCAGTTATGACAACATTAATAAATTTTTCGTTCAAGAAAAGAATAAAACAGATGATGAAATGGATTTTATTTTTAATGAATTCTCCTCAAAATCAGAATATTCAGAAAAAATGAGCAAATATATGGAACTTCTTAAGAAGGAAAAAGAAATAGCAAAAGAGAGAAGCGCGTTATTAAGAGAACTTAAAAATGATTTTAAAGATGATTTTCTAAAAGAAATGGAAGATACTCACCCTGAGTATTTCCTATGAGCTATATTGATGATATACAAGAAATAGAAGATTTATTTTATGATCTCGAGGAACATCAAATAAATAAAGATATTCCTATTGATAAAGAAACTCCTAAAAAGGAAAAAAGGAATTCTCTCGGCCTTACAGAAAAAGAATCAGAAATTGTTAGCATAATTTTATTTGGTGGATTATTTGTTATTCTAGTAACTTCCACTCTAATAGGATATATGGCATATTATTTTGCATTGCCATATTAATTTAATATTAGTTTAAAGTTATTATATTATAATAATATTAACCAAAATATTTAAAAGGAATTAAGATGGCTTCAGCTACAGAATATACGGTAGAAAAATATACAGACGAGGAATTAGAAGAACAATTAAGTCAGCTATTAGAGTACGAAGATGATGTTATTATATCTGGGGTTTCTTTCTCAAGATTTGATATTTTAAAAGAAATGGATCCTATTGCTTTTTCAGAGGCTTGTTCAGAGTTACAAGAAGAAGAAATCATATATTATTGCGATGAGTGTGGCTCGGAATATGAGAGCGAATATGAAGCTGAATGTTGTTGTCCTGATGATGATAGCCTCTAGGTCAGTTAATGTTGGTTTAATATTAACATGTTATAATAATAGTAACAAAACAAAAAGGAAACACCAAAATGACAATACCACAAATACTAGAAGAATTAAATTTAGAAAATGGAACTAATTATAAATTGAATGTTCTTGAAAAATATAAGGATAATGAATTACTTAAACGAGTATTAAAACAATGTATGGACAAAGTAGTATATTCATTTGGTGTAACAATGAAGAACGTTCATGCAGGCCCTTCGGAAAATATAATAGAATTATCTGAAGCATTAGATTATCTTGAAAAATTAGCAAACAGAGAAGTTACTGGCAATGCAGCTATTGCATTAGTTGAAGAAGTTCTTGAAAAAGTATCTAAAGCAGATAGAGAAGTTATCAAATTAATTTTGGGTAGAGATTTAAAAATCAATATGGGTAGAACTAATATTAATAAAGTAATCAAAGGATTAATAACGAAGCCAATTTACATGCGATGTGATATAGGAACCAAAGACACTATACAAAAAAATATCTCATTTCCTGCCATTGTTCAATTAAAAGCAGATGGAACATATAGAGAGTGTTCTACAAATGATATAGGAACAAATGCATCATTCATATCAAGAAGTGGTGAATCATATTCATATCCTCTATTAGAAAAATTAATGAAAGATATTAAACCAGGATATATACACGGAGAAATGACAATTATCTGTGATGATAAAATTCTTGAATTAATCTTACCAAAAGTAAGAAAATCGGATACTAAAAACGGCACCAATGATGCAGAATTATTAGAAAAAATATATTTGGCACATAAAGCAAAAGATAGAGAGTATATTCTTCCTAGAAGCCTAGGAAATGGCTTACTAAATTCAGATAATGTTCCTTTTGAAAATATAGTTTTTGAAGTTTGGGATTTTGTAAGTCAGGAAGATTATACATTAGCAGGAAATCTAAAAGCACTAAAAAAAGAAACATCAAAAAGATTAAAGAATAAAGAGATAACAAAAGAAGAACAAAAAAGAATTATATCTGAAGGGATACCAAAAGAAACTTATAGAGAAAGATTTGAGAACCTCAAAAATATAATTTCAAAAATTCAGTCAAAAAATATTAGGATTATAGAGCACAAAGAAGTTCAGAACCTCAAAGAGGCGTATGAATTTACATCAAAAAAAATGAAAGAAGGCCTTGAGGGAGCAATCCTTAAAGACTATTGTATGGTGTACGAAGAAGGGACCTCGAAGAAGCAACTAAAATTGAAATTGATTATTGATGCTGAAGTAAGATGTGTTGGTTTTATTGAAGGAACTCCTGGCACAAAAAGAGAAAAAACATTTGGTGCTTTAATGTTTGAAAATGATGAGGGAACAATCAGAGGAAGTACATCAGGATTTACGGATGAAATGCTAGAAATTATAAATAACAATAGAGAAGAATACATAGGAAAAGTATTCACTGTACAGTTTAATGATATAACAAAAGCAAGAGGATCAGAAACTTGCGCATTCTCACATCCTAGATTTATCGAATTTAGAAATGATAAAGACACAACAGATACACTCGAAAGATGTCTTGAGATGAAAGAAATGGCCATGAGCCTTTCATAGTCTCCCGAAAAGGAATAAAAAAATGACACAAAAAGAAAGAATTGAATATCTTGAAAAATCAAACCAACGATTAAAAAAAGAAGTTCAAAAAATGAGACAGATAATCAAAAATTACAAATATGACGAAATGACAGGATTGCTTCGTAGAGCAGATTTCAATGATAGGTTTGACGAATTATGGTTTTCATACACTGAACATGGACATAGATTCATATTGGCAATGGTGGATTTAAACGGATTGCATGAGTTGAATCGTGATGTTGATATGAATGCCGGCGATGATTTTATCATTAGCACTGCAAACAAAATCAAAGAATTATTTGAAGATAGCAACTCTTTTCGCATTGGCGGTGATGAATTCATGATTCTCAAGCGAGGCAATGATATTGATGATTTTAATGAAAGACTGGAGCAAATTCCAAATTGTGAAGTCTTCAGTGTAACCACTCAAGAAGGATATGAATCAGAATCTGAAATGTTTAATGCTGTTGATGCTGGCATTATCAAGCAAAAACTAAAACACAAGACTGGAAGATAAAGGATTAAAAATGCAAAAATGGGATATTGAGGATGTTATTTTCTCTCCTGGATATTTTAATGATAGCAAAGGCATCAAGAAAATTGTCTATGCTAGAGAGCCAAGGGAAAGTCCAGGAGAGTTTTATGAAGTTGTGTATGTTTATTACAATAAATGGTGGAAATTCAGGGACAAAATTACATTGACTTCAAAGGAGAAAGCACAAAAATTTGTAATAGAACTTCAAGAGATAATGAATAATCCTGATAATAATCTAAATGCATTGAAAAAAGCAGCAGGATTATAGGATTATATGATTGTTAAGTATAATTTAGATAAAATATAATATATTAAAAAAGGAATATAAATGTTAGATGCAATAAAAGAAATGCTAAAAGACATCCAGAAAATGGAAGATGAGGATACATCAAGGGTGCATATCCTAGAGCGTATGCATGGTTTCAAATTGTTTCATGATGAAAATGATGTAACGAATGAAGAAATTCTGAAATACGATTTGGTAGGAGTGGTTGATGTTACCCTTGAAGGATTGCCTTCTATCAATGTCATTAAAAATACCATGAATGGTGTTATAGGCAAAATACCAACGCAAATGTGGTTATCACTAGTTGACGATAAAATTAATGAAAGTGAGCAGGATACAAAAGAAGCACCTGTCTCAGAGCCTAAGAAAAATGAATTTGATAAAATGTTTGATGAATTAACTGAGGTATTCAGTGACGTATTCAGTGAAGGTTTGGCTACTGCGACCGAGACTATTGATGATGCAATTGAAAATATTTCAATAAAATTAGAACTTGCAGAGCTCAAAATGATTAGAGAAAAAGCAATTAAAAATAAGGTTCAGACAAAAGGGTTCCTTAAAAAGATTGATAAAAGAATCCTATTGCTTGAAGCATTATTGAAGGCTTAATAATGGGAGGATTTTATGTTATATTCTTTGACAAGGATTATACTATCAAAGAAGCACACAAATCAAAAAAATATCCCACCGTTAAAGAAATTGCATTTCTGTTAAAATCTCTTGAAAAATTGGATTTGGCAGATGTAAAAGATTTAATGATGGACATAATCACAGACGAGGAATATCGTCAGATTTCAAATATAGACTAAACACCAAACACAAAAACTTAAGGAAAATAAATGTATTTAATGCCAAGCGTAATAGAAAATGATGGAAGAGCGAATAAACAATTTGATTTACCAAGCAAATTATTTGATGAGAATATCATCTTATTAGAACACGGGATTGATGATGATTTAGCAGCAATCATAAAAATGCAACTTCTGTATCTTGATAGTAAAGAGGATTGTAAGGAAATTAATATGTACATCTCAAGTGGCGGAGGTAGTATTTATGCAGGTAACGGTATCATTGATGTTATGAGACACATCGAAACTCCAGTAAACACCATCTGCACGGGCATCGCAATGAGCATGGGATTGGCTATTTTATCAAGTGGTACCGGGAAAAGAAAAGCAATGCCTAATAGTAGATTAATGGCGCATAGTTTGGCTGGTGGAACGCAAGGAAAATATCAAGATATGGCTATTGATTTTAAAGAATCTGAGTATTTACAAGATAAAATGATGAAATTAATGAGTGACAATACAAATGGAAAAACATCTTATGATGAAATGGTAAAATTATGTGATAGAGATTATTTCATGGATCCCGAAGAATCAATTAGAATAGGTCTCATTGATGAAATCATAGGAAAATAAACAAAAAACATGAAAACAAACTTCTTTAGGTACAGTGGGACCAAATTTAATTATGTCGAAGATGTAAATCTGGTCCTTAATCAGAGCAACAAAAAATACTACATTGAACCTTTTGCTGGTTCAGGTGCTATACTCTTCAATCTAACGAAAAAATTTGAAAAATATTATATCAATGACATTGATAGAAACATCACCAGAATATACGAGAGTTTTAAGGACCCTTTAAATACCTATGATTATTACAAAAGCAAAATATCATTTGTCTTTGAAACCTTCGGTGATATGACAGAAAAACAAAATTATTATAATTTTAGGGATTGGTTTAATGAAAATCACTGGAACTCTAATACCCTTGATGAAGGCATTTACCTCCATATGCTAGCAAATTCATGCATAAATTCTATGCTCAGATTTGGTCCTAATGGGATGAACCAGAGTTTTGGAAATAGACATTATACACTTGATTCAAGAAATTTTAAATCAGTGAAGGATAGGCTTCATGATACAGTAATAATGAACGGTCAATATGATAATGTTTTGAATAGCATTGGTAACGATATAATCAAAAATTCTTTTTTATTCCTTGATCCTCCTTATTTTTCACAAGGAAGTTCGTATCAAGGATTTAGTGTTCAAGACATAGAAAAATTTATATCTTTTATCAAAAATGCAGATTTTGACTTTATATATACTGACATTATAAATGAATATAATGAAAACATTTCTGATAAAATTCATAAACATTTTTTTAGGAGTATAAATAATACAGCACCTACATCAGACAAGCAGTCAAGAGGCAATCTTGAATATATGTTCACAAACTTAAATGTTCAAATTCTGGAAAAACCTGAAATTGATGAAGATGAGTGGTGATAGGAAGATTAAGTATTTTTTAGATAAAATACAACTAATATAACAAAAAACATAAGGAAAAACTTTGTTCTACAAAAATAAAGAAACAAAAGAAATAGTATATTTGGTAAAGAGTGATTCAAAAAAGTCAATAATTTTTGAATATGATGATGGTATAACGACTGGAGGCAAGATTTTATCTTATACGAAAAGGGATTTTAAGAAAAATTATGTAAAAGACAAGAAATGCGCTTTCGCTGCTCCTGATGAGAATATGAAACAAACAATACTCCAAGATTACGAGACAAATCGCTACGCTTATGATAATAACTTTGATGAATACATTGAGGATAGAAAATATCAGGAACGTAAAGAGGAAATTGAAAAACAAACAGAAGCTGACAGGGTTAGAATGCTAAAAGAATTAGCTGATGACTATAATCCTAATGGCATAACAATCAATGATAAATAAAGGTAGAATAATGAATGTTATAAAAAGAGATGGTCGTAGAGAACCTATGGACCTTGATAAATATCATGAAATGGTGGGGTTTTTTTGTGAGGGGTTAAGTGGTTGTTCTGTATCTGAAATTGAACTAGCAGCAGCACCACAATTTGTGGACGGCGTTAAAACATCAGATATACACAAACTAACAACTAAAGCAATAGCAGATTTAATTAGTCTTAGAAAACCTAATTATCAATTTGCCGCTGCTAGAAGTCTGCTCACAGAAATTAGAAAAGAAGTATGGGGACAATACGAACCTAAACCTTTAATAGAAACTATAAATAAAAACATTAAATTAGGTTTTTACGAAGACTTCCATCTGTACTACACAAATGATGAAATTGAACATTGGGCATCCAAAATTAAGTATGACCGTGACCTTGATTTTACATATGCAGGATTAAGTACTGCTATTGATAAGTTTATTGTTAAATCAAAAACAAAGTCAAAATTACTTGAAACACCTCAAGAATTGAACATGTTAGTTGCTATGGCAATGTTTAAAGAAGACCCAAAAAGACATTCTTTAATACTTGATTATTATAACGACCTTAGTACATTTAAAATCAGTTTACCAAGTCCTATTATGTCAGGTTTAAGAACACCATCGAAAGGATACGCTAGTTGTTGTTTAATAGACACAGGGGATACAACAGGGTCTTTAACAGCGGCAAATGGTGCCGCTGTTGTAATGACAGCACACAAAGCTGGAATTGGTATTCATGGTGGTAATATTCGCGGATTAGGTGCAGGTGTTAGAAACGGTACTGTTAAACATACTGGTCCTGTTCCTATTCTTAGATGGTTTGAGGGAGCTGTTAAATCATTCTCTCAGGGGTCAAGAGGTGGTAGTGCTACTTCATACCATATGTTCTGGAATTGGGATATTGAGAAAATACTTACACTTAAATCTAATAAAAGTACACCAGAAAATTCTGTTAAAAAATTAGATTATGGTATTGGATTTAATAAACTATTTTTTGACCGTGCTAGAAACAATGAAACTATTACACTTTTTAGTGCTGAAGAAACTCGTGACTTGATTGATAACTTACACACTTATTCACTTTGGGAAGAAACATATTTAAAATATGAACAAAAAAGGGGTATTCGTAAGAAGAAAATAAGTGCTAGAAAATTACTAAAAACATTTGCTACAGAAAGATTTGAAACAGGTAGATACTATCCGTTATTTTTAGATAATGTAAACAAAGGACCTATTAAAGCATCGATTAGAATGTCAAATTTGTGTGCAGAGATTCTCTTAGAAGTAGAACCTTTGAAAGATTTATATGATGAAAAAGGCCTTATTGCTTTATGTATCCTTAGTAATGTTAATGCAGGTAAAATTAAAGGATTAGATGAACTTCCTAGACTTACAAACGAATTAGTTCGTTCACTTGATAACATTATAGATATACAAGATTACCCATTACCAGCAGCAGAAAATTCTACAGTAAACAACAGATATTTAGGTATTGGTATCTCAGATTGGGCTCATTATTTAACCAAGAAAAAAGTAAAATATGACACAGAAGAAGCACTTGATTATGCAGAAGAATTTGCAGAACACTTGCAGTTCAACCTATTAACAGCGAGTATGAACCTTGCTAAAGAAAGAGGTGAAGCCCCAAACTTCCGCACAAAATCTAAATATGCAGATGGATGGTTACCAAATGATGGTAAATGGAAATTTATTAGTCATGAAAAATGGGAACAGTTAAGAAAAGATATTGTTGAGTTCGGGCTAAGACACATTGTTTTAAGCGCTATTCCACCAGCAGGTACAAGTTCGGATTTCTCAAATAGCACATCTGGTATTGATATGCCAAGAGATTTAATTATTACTAAAAAATCTAAGATAGGTAACTTTAAGCAAATCGTACCTAACTTTGCTAAAGGGAGCCAGTATTACACATTAGCAACGGAACTAGATAACATTAAATATTTAAGAATGTTAGCAAGATTTCAACTGTATGTTGACCAAGCAATATCAACGAATGTGTATTGGACAGAGAATGATTTTGTTATGGATTCAAATGGTAAACCAAAATTCCCGATGAAACTTATGGTTAGAAGTATTACAGAAGCACATAGAATGGGACTAAAAACAACTTATTACTCAACATTTATTAGCATTCTTAATGAATTACTAGAAACAGTAGAAGATGAAGGCTGTTCAGGTGGTGGTTGTGCAGTTTAATTGCCGCACAATCTTTTATTATTAACAATAATTAAAATTAAAAGGAAAATCATGAAACTTTATGACGAAAAAATACGACTAGATATAATGAGGGAACCAATCTTTTTTGGTTCAGGTAGAAATATACAAAGATATGATATTATGAAATATCCAGAATTTTACGACCTCGCTGAAAAAATGGATGCTAATTTTTGGAAACCTGCTGAAGTTAATCTTATGCAGGATTCTTTAGATTACAAAGAATTTGAAGAGAATGTGCAAAACATTTTTAATAAAAATCTTAAACGACAAATTGTTTGGGATTCTAATCAAGGCCGTGATATACTAGCTACATTTGGTAGAGTATGCACAAACCCTGCTTTTGAAGTAGCAATGACAAGATTGCAGTTCCAAGAAGTAAATCATAGTGATACATATTCATATATTCTTAGAAATGTATTTGATAACCCAGCAGAAATATTTGATACTATTTTAACTGAAAAAACGATTACAAAACACACTATCAGAACAATGAAACCTTATGAGGATTTTTATGTAGCATTAGCAGAATGGGAATCAAAAGGTTCACCTGAAAGTGACATTTACAATCTTAAAAAATTATTATGGAAAGCGTTAATCGCTTGGAATATTATTGAAGGTATTCGTTTCTTTGTATCATTTGCTTGTACATTCGCATTTGCTGAAAACAAAAAGATGACAGGTAATGCACAAGAACTTAAATTAATTGCAAGAGATGAGATTTTACACTTACAACTAACACAGAAACTTATTAATATTCTTAAAACAAAAGAGGAAGAAGGATTCTTTGAGGTTATAGAAGAATGTAAAGATGATGTAACACAAATGTATAGAGATGCGGCACTTGATGAAATCGAATGGGCTGAAGAACTTTTTGAAGAAGGTTCGATGATAGGATTAAATGCAGATATTTTAACTCGTTACATGAAACACATAACAAATGTTAGACTTCGAGCAATTAAAGAACCTAAAATGTTTACGGAGATAACACAAAATCCTTTACCTTGGATGGACCAATGGCTGGGACAAGGTCGTGAAGAGGTATTGCCACAAGAAGTTGAGATAACTGATTACAAAATTGGTATTATGTCGGATATGGAAGACGACGAATGGGATAACATTTAGTCTTCATGACAAATATAAATATTCATAAAGGAGAATCAATATGGACAAATTAAGAACATTCAGTGAATTTATAAGTGAAGGTTTTGAGGTTTCAAATAAGCCTGACGGAACAGGTGAAAATGATAAACCTGAAATTTTTTATCCTGAAGGTGTTTATATCTCGGTGAAATTATCAGAAGAAACTGAGGCACTTGTTAAGGAATATCAGGAAAAGTATCTTAAAGGTCAAGATATAGTTGATATAAATTCTTTGCATTGTACTCTTATCTATTCTAAGCAACCAGAAGTTAATGAGATTGAACCAGCAGAATACACGGCAGTTGGAACATTTCAAGAATTCAATCTATTTGGCGAAAAAAGTGATACACTCGTTGCCGAAATAAATTCTTTTGATTTACTGAGAAGAAATGAGATTTTAACACAGGAATACAAATTTATTTCAGATTTTGATGAATACAAATCTCATGTGACATTAGCATATGGTGTAGAAAATATTGATATAAATTCTTTACCTCCTATGGATTTTGGTTTTGTATTTGAGAATGAGACTGTCGAGCAATTAGACCTTAATTGGGCTGGTTCAGGAGATGACTCTGATAATGAAAGTGGAACTATTGTGGGAAAAGCATTAACGAAAATGAAAAAAGATGCAGAAAAACCAAAAAAGAAAGATGACGAAGACACTGAAGACACTGAAGACACTGAGAATGATGAAACAGAGGATTAGTATAAATAACATAAAATAAAGGATAAATATGAAAGACCAACACACAAAAATCAAAGGATATCGCGATTTAAGTCAAAGTGAAATTGACTTAATGAATAAATGTAAAGAACTTGCGGAGGAAGTAGGCAAACTATGTGATGAGGTTTCAATGGAGCCTACGACAGACATTAGGTGGCTAGTAGATGGACAAATCACACTTCAGAAAGGCTTTATGAGTTTGATCCGTAGTATTGCAAAGCCGACTACGTTTTAAGGAAACGATAATGAAATGGAAAATTACTCTACAATCAGTCGATAAGCATCAACTGATTGTAGAATGTGAAGCACCGAATGAACAACAGGCAAATACAATAGCCGATGAGAGGATTATTGAACTTGGATGGGAACACCATCAATACAAATTTTTAAGATTAGATGAAATATCAGAAGGAGAAAGCGAAAATGGCTAAGAGTACAAAAGAATTAGATAAAATAAAAGAACCTCGGGTTCTTCAAAATGCATTTAAAGAAGTTCAAAAGGATAATGAGTTTGTTACAGAAATTTTAAGGGATGTAACAGGAATAAATCTTAGTGAACAGGAAATAACCAAACTTAAGGTTATGCTCAGATACGAGACAAAGGGTACATTATTTGACAGTATAACAGAGATTTACAGACTTGTAGCAGGAAATTTCAAATCTCCCGAAAAAGTTATTGTAATACCTTATATCGATGGAAAACAAATGGAGCATATCAATATTCAAAGAATTGGTTATTAAGCTATCAGGCAACAAAGGAAAACTATGTCCTACAAAAGCACTCTAAAAGAACTATATTCAAAGAAAATGTTCCCATATAAAGTATGGTATATTTTGCTTGAGGATATAGATTACAAAGCAAATGAAATTTTTGATATTGCTCATAATGCAGCAATAGAGCCTTTTTATTCTGAAAATCTGAGAAGGTTATGGGATATGGGTGAGAATCAGATAGAAAAAAGAATGATGTACAATATGTCATTCCTTGATAAGCTTGAGGCATTTTTGATAAAAAATGGGATATACTTTAATTGGATTATGAGAAATAATGAGTATATAGGCATCAGGATTCAGCCCTCATTGGTAGATTTTAATGGCATTTTGAAGGACTGTATGACATTTGAGGAATTTTCGTGGAATAGGTTTTACATGAATGTAGAGAATAAAAGTGGCAGGTAAGAAAATTGTTGAAAGACAACAAAGAAAAAGATCCTGATTGGGGTATTACAATAGGATTTTTAATCTTCCTTTAAGTAATATATAGTTATAATAATATATCAAAAAAAGGAAGATTAGATGATAAAAGCAACAATTAAAGTTCAAAATGAAGTACAAAAAGTTTTATTAGATTCAGAATTACTTGGTCAATTCTCAGATGGCTATTGGGAAAATTCAAGAAACCAATCTTGGACTTATTTAGGAAATGTTGAAGTTGCAAATAATTCAGAAAATGCTGGTGTTGTTTTTGAAGATTTTGTTCCTTGTGATTACAAAGCTTATTCAGTAAATAACAAAACTTTATTAGAATATGTTGGAGATAGAATGTTAGTTAAAGCAAGAGTTTCTAATTATCTAAAAATTTCTGATTTAAGTTCAATAGAGTGCTTACTTGAATATGCTTGTTCTCAAAAAGTTAGTAAAAAAGTAGAGGTAAACGAAGAAGATGTTGCAGGGCTAATATTGAAATGGCAGAAAGATTCTTCAAAATTTTGGAATAAAGAAGCAGAAAAATCTATTGCATTTATAAAAAATACAGGTTTGCAGAATCTTCTGCAAGCTATTAACTCTGACTATAAAATGTCAAATATGAGAAAAGAATTAAATAGTATTACTAAAATTTTAAAAAATACAAGAACTAAGGAAATTGCTTAGTAAATATTGGTATCAAATAATACCAATATAAATAATTATAGGTGCATCGTATAATGGCTATTATTGGGGATTCCAAATCCTTAGATGTGGGTTCAATTCCTACTGCGCCTGCCAATATTATTAAGTAATAACTTAGTATAATATATAATCAAAAGAAAAACATCGCGGAGTAGAGTAATTGGTCACTCGCTAGTCTCATAAGCTGGAATAATATCGGTTCGAGTCCGGTCTCCGCAACCAATAATACATGCCTCCATAGGATAATTGGATAATCCACATCCCTTCTAAGGATGACATTCCTGGTTCGAATCCAGGTGGGGGTACCAATTTAGTGTAACTTTTAATCTCTCTATCGCTTAACTGGATAAAGCAGGGCCCTCCTAAGGCCTAGCTCGAGGTTCGAGTCCTCGTAGGGAGACCATTAAAATATGAACAGATGCAGGCTAAACTTATATCTGTTCACCAACAGTCTTACTTTTATGTAACTTCGGGAGACTTAAAAATCTGTAAGACCGCAGTAGGGTATCTGAGGAAAAAACCAACGAAACCAAGAAGCCTACTATAACACGAAGTTAGAAGGAAGTCAAAATTCTTAGGAGTAGGTGCACGGAGAGTTGGCAGAGTTGGTCGATTGCACCGGTCTTGAAAACCGGCGACGTGTAACAGCGTCCGAGAGTTCGAATCTCTCACTCTCCACCATTAAGGGTCCTTAGCTCAGTTGGTTAGAGCCCTCCGCTCATAACGGAGTGGTCGCTGGTTCGAATCCAGCAGGACCCACCAAAATATCTTTATTTAATATGAACATAAGCTATTCAGTTACTTCTAAATTAAGGTTCAATTCCTTAAAAGTCTGATAGACTTTTAAATTGGTTACACTGAATGTAATTAGTTCATATTAGTTCATATTAAATAAAGATATTTTTTGTCGTCTCCGACTAAAATGACGGCAGAAGTGCATAACAAACAGTGAACAAAAAATGCATAATCCTAGTGTTTACGTTCCACCAAAGGAGAACTTGATGAAGAATTGGCCTGATTAAAGCACAAGGTTTGACACAATTCTGAGAGTTTAGTAAACGTCTGCATAAGGCTCCGCGAGGAGGTAGTTAATGCTATCATGTGCTTATGAACTTATGAGAGTGGATTAGGTGGTTTTGCTAAGAAGGTCAAAGGACTGAAAAGCTAGTTACACTCCACTAGGAGGCTTTAGCTAGGCCCCAAATATAGCGAGATTTATTTGGTATAGCGCCGGTGGCTGGAAGGAGAGAGTAACTCCGAGCCGTAAAATCGATGAAAACTATTAGGGAAACGGCAACCTAACAGAGGATTGTGAGAATCCTCTTTTTATTATTATTAGAAATTTTAAAAAAGTTTGTTATAATTATATTATAAAGGAAAATAATGCAAAAATTAGAAAAACGATTGTATACATTCAGTCATTTTATGCTTAGCCCAATGGCAAAAGGAATTCAAACCCTTCACTCAACAGTAGAATTATTCAATAAATATTTACCAAATCCAGGCAATGATGATTGTGTGACTGTTAAGGAAAACGAGAATGAAGATGCCTATAATATTTTATGGGATTGGTCACTCAATCATAAAACCGTGATCAGTCTTAATCCTGGTGTTTCGGGAGATTTGGATGAATTACATTATTTCTTACAAGACCCTGAAAATTTCTATCCTTGGTCAGAATTTCATGAAGACGAATACAGCCTAAAAGGCGTTATGACCTCTATTAGTATTGTTCTACCAGAAAAAATCTATGAAACTGCTTCATTATTCAGAACTAAAAATTTTGAATGGGATTATAATTTAGGTAGATTAGTTTGTTTGGATGCTTCAAAAGTTGATATAGAGTTATTAGAAAAGATTGAATCCTATGGTAGATACAATTCTTTTGAACAAGAATTAGTACAAATTATAGGTCAATTTAGGTTAGCTAATTAACTCTAACTATAACTAACCTTTAAGACTTGCTAACAACTCGGATGGCGAACCAACAAATACAGCATTTTGTATAGTTGTTCCACTCCCATCTTCAGAAGCTTCCAATTGCTTCTGTTTATTTTCTTCTGTTTTTAATTCTTGAGTTAATTTCTTAACTGATAATTGAGTTTGTGCCACTTTTTCATAAGAATTGATCAATAATTCCATAGATTTAACATTGGATTTTTTCATGTCAGAGAAGGCAAGTACAACTTGACCATTCATATCCTCGGCTGATGTTGAAGATAAATCTTCACTTAGGGCAGCAAGAACAATCCTTGTGGCTTTGATATCATCTCTTAAAGTTTCCCTTATTAAAATAAAATCTTCAAGAAGTTCATTAGATTCTACAATACTCGTCGTGTATTCCTTGACATCATCTTCTGTAACGAGAGTCACTTTAGATTGTATTATCTCTTTTTTATTTTTTTGTAGATTTGTTTCCATATTAGAACCTTCTTTGATATCAAATTCTTCCATGAGAGATAAAAATTTTTTAGCATCTCTTAATGTTTCATCCTCCTGAATATCCTCATTTTCTTCATCATCAAGAATGTCATCTATCATCTCATCAAATCCATCATCAGATGTTTGTCCTATAATAGCCATTATTCATCCTCCTTGAAAATCTCACCACTATTTTTGTAATGTTTTATTTCAGTTTTGCTATCTTCTTGTGCTCTTGGAATATCATTTTTATCAACAGGAAGCAATGATTCCTTGGTTTCAGTATTCATTTGAGATGATTGAACATTGCTTTCAAAATCTAAACCATATTTTTCAGATGCTTCAGTCCTTCTGGATTCGATAATGTCCATATTAACCTCGATGTGTTTGATAACCTCTGCCTCTGTGATCGGAAGATATAGATTTCCTTTTACCTCAATCGAAAAATCAACCTCGATAATCCTGATATCCTCTTCGCCCATATCTTCAGGGAGAGTGAAATTAAAATCTTGAATTTGTACAGGCACTGATGTAGGTTTTTCCTGTATATCAAGTTCTTGTATTTTTATCGTAATATCAGGTCTGAACATAGGTGCAATTTGCTCAACAATTATTGTAGCATCAGTGAATGTTTTTGTTGCTATATAGATTGTGTAATTGAAATCATAGGCAACGGCATTATAATGATAGTTGTACAGTAGTGAAGTGGGATCAGTCCCAATCTTTCGTTTGTTTATTTTTGATAATTTGTTGGTATCTCTGTCAGGAGCCTTGGTCATCCCATCAAATTGCAGAACCATCCTAGGAAGGACATTAACATTGCCTGTATGAAGGTTCTCGAGATCATGTTCAGAGAGCATAAAAGCCTTATCCCTGTTTCCAAATTTTATAGGAATTATATTGTCAGAAATTTTGTCTCCAGCCTTATTGAATCTGGGCACATGAATGTCATTGAATAAATCTAAAAGTGCTATTGTATAGTTTTTGATTGATTGATGAAAGTGATATTGCATATTTAATCCTTTTATATTTATTTATATAAGAGAAACTTAATGATTTTTACATAAAAATCCTAATGCAACTTTGAAAAAAACTTTTTTATTTTTTTCTGGCCTACTTTAAGAAGAGGCTATACTGAGGATTTATTATCTATCCACAAACTCAGGACTTTATTCCTGGACTCATAAGTGTGAGATTTTAATTATTTATATATACTATACTTCAGCCTGTTTAAGAATATTCTCAGTGAATAACTCTGTATTTCCTGCTCCCAAAATATTTGGGCCTTTATATTGAAACTCTTTATTTTCTTTTAGTATTTTATACTCTTTTTTGAATGCTTTCGAACCATCTTCAAAAAGTTCTTCAAAGATAATTTCTATATTTTCTAATTCAGATTTAGAAAATCTTTCTTTTACTGACCTTTTAGTTATTCCTATTTTGTATAAGTTTTCTTTCTTTAATCTAATATAATAAAGGATTGTAGGTATATTTTTATGCCTATCTGAGGTCCAACTTATTTCTTTTTCTCTTGATAAGTATGAGCATTTCTCACAGGTTCTTCCCAAATTATGATTATAAGGAAGTTGCTCAAAAATACCATGTTCTTTGCAAATTATCTTTACTTTAGTGTGAGAATCCACATAATGCACAAGTGAGTAATCATATAAATCTCCGTGAACTTCCTTAGCCTTTTTGATAAATGATTCTGTATCATGCACTTTTCCTGAATTTATTTCTTTAAGTTTGTTTGAGCATTTTACTGAACAACATTCATTATAACCTCTTTTGAAGCCATGATATTTTACTTCGTTATTGCATATTTTACAAGTTGGTTTTTCTATGTTATGGTATGTTAAATATAATTCTTCTGATGTTATATTATATTTCTTTAGTTTTGAAGAAGAAATCCTTCCCTTTGAGTCTTGGTATTTCTGTAAGTCCATTTTTATCTCCATTTTTAAGAAATAAAGTGTCGAGGTTCATTTCTTTTTTTAATTGCTTATATATATTATACTTCAGAACCTCGACGAAATAAAGTATAATATATATAAGCAATTAATCTATTATAATATAAATTTACTTAAAATAACTAGGAATTAAATTCCTAGTTAAATTTTATTAAGCTATTCTCACCCAATGAGAGTAAGCGAAATCTACGCTAAACTCTGTAATCGTATCTTGTTGGTCATCTGCCATATCAATAGCAGAAATACCAGTTGGCCATAAGTTCCTGAACTCATAAGTTGCCATGATGCTATTATCACTTGTATTAAGTTGACTAATATTAGCTGTCTCAGTCATGTAAGAAACATGGTCAGTAGCCCCCCTATAGTGTCCTTCCATGTCATCTATGTATAGTAACCACAAATCAAATGATCGTCTAAGAGCCATATCTTGAGTATTCCAGAATGTTAAGTTCCATGCATTATCGTAAGTTGCATCACCGGCAACCACTAATTTTCTACCTTGAGTCCAAATTTCAATTTGTCCTATTGTTTTAGCAGGGATTGCTGCACCTTTACATACTGTATCAATTAATTGGTCGTCACTTGGTCCTACTGGAGCCGCTAGCATAACTCTATATTTGTTACCTCTAGCACCCATTGCCAAAGCTGTTTTTAGTTCTTGTAATTTTCCTGAAGCCATTATATCTTCCTCCGTTATTTTATTGTGGTTTAGAAGTACCACTTAACTCATGATTATTTATATATATATGTTAAACTTTCTGCCAAGATGAGAAATTAAACTCTACAGTAAATTCAATCAAGTCTTGTGAGTCATCTCCATATGTACTATCTGATAGACTTTTTGGATAAACATCAAAAAGAATATATTTGGCAGTTGTGCCATTATCCACTGTACTTAATTGTTCCAATACAGCATCATTCATATATGAACTATGGTCAACAGCTTCTCTTGAATGATTTACAACAGAATCTATATATTCCATCCATTCAATAAATAAATTTCTTAAGGTGTGGTACTCATCATCTAAAAATGTGCATGACCAAGTCCCATCATATTGAGCATCACCAGCAACAACTGTTAATCTCCCCTGGTTCCATACCTCAATATCAGCAAAAGACCTTCCTGGTATCGTGGTGCTTTTGCATAATATATCACCTAACTCTCCAATAGCAAAATTGTTTCCAGTTCCATTGATTGTTACTCTATATTTGTTTGCCCTGGCACCCATGCCTAGTGTTGTTTTTAGTGATTGTATAACTGAACTGCCCATAGTTTCCTCCTAAAATGTCTGTACATAATTACATTTCATTTGCACTGTAAATTCTGCAATACTAGCAATTGCAGAATTATCAAGGTTTGCACCACCAACAGCAACCAGCAAGCAATCCTTAAATTCTACAATTTTGATGAAATCAGTGGGATCAAAATCATCGGCTGTGTATATACTAATATCAAATTTTGTGTCATTTGGATATTCTCTCAAGAAATCCTGAATTGCTTTTGCCCACATTCTATACAGTGTAAAATTACTATAATCTTTAAAGCCTATAGAAATTTGATATGCCTCCAGCCTTCCGCTACTATATACCCATTCCTCCCCAATATAAGCCTCTATGGGAGTTTGATTAATATCAGCAAGTTGGATGCCTGTACAAGACATACTCAATAATTTTGGATCAACATCTGCCAAGCCTGATTTTTCGGCACCTGGACCTGTGAAAGTGATCTGAAACTTACTGGGATCTTGCCATTTGACATTTTTGGCATCTATATTCATTGGACCTGACATTTAATACTCTCCTTTTAGAACATCTTTGTAAAATATCTCTGTGTTTCCACCTATAAGTATATTTTCATTTATCCTATATTTTTTATTATTTTTTATTATTTTTTGCTCTTTTTCTAAAGCACACTCGCCATTTTCAAATATTTCTTCTAATAATATATCGTATTTTATTTTATCATATTTATATCTTAAATGCACATTGTTTAGTGTTAAACCTATTTTATACCTTATGCCAACAGCAGAAAAAATCTTTATATAATATAGGATGGTTTTTCTTCCTTTATATGTATCAATAGAATTAACTTTATATCCCGCGTCTTTGCCACATTGAGGACAACCATGTTTAGAAAAATATACTCTATTGGGAGATTTGTGAAATTCTCCATGAAGGGGACAATTAAACCTCATTTTGCTTTTGGAGCCAATGAAATGTTCTTTATTAAATGAAAATTTATTGTTAAATTTTATATTAATGTTATTCAAAATATTTATTGCTTTTTTGTCTCTATTCAATAATGAGCACTTTTTGCATGGTATTTTCGATTGTATATGATTATTTGGTGTTTGTTCGAACTCACCGTGCACAGGACATATTATAATACTTCTAGTGCGATAACCTTTATACTCAAATTTAGTGTAATCATATGTATTTCCATGCAGGACTTTAGATTTGGTGATAAATTGTTCTTTTGTGTTCATTGGTCCTGACATTTAATACTCTCCTATTTTTATAAATATTTATATAATATACAAAATAAAGGATTAACATGGCGTTAAAATATGAAACGGTTTTTAAAAATACGGCTGTCATTGGTGACAAACAGTTTAAATTTAAACCTTGGAACACCAAAAATGAAAAAGAATATCTGATTGCAGTAGAATCGGAGGATAATATAACGGACAATATGCTATTTGAAATTTTGATAAGACCTTGTCTTGAGGATCAGGAGGTTGTACTAACTCCCAATGAACAAAAAATGTTAATGATTGAGATTAGGAAAAAATCACTAGGACCAACATTCCCTATGAGATTTGCTTGTAAGCAATGCAAGCAGGTTAATGATATGGACATTGAATTGGATAAAATCACAAAATTTAAACCTGACAATTTTAAAGATGTCACTGTAGATAATTTAAAATTTTCTTTTGGAACAATAGTTTCTGAAAATCTGAAACGAAGGCTTGATGACACAGAAACAAAAGTTGATTATGCATTCACAGAATTTTTGCTTCATATTCAAAGTATAGAAATTGATGGAAGATTAGAAGATACATTCTCTTTTGATGAACTAAAAGGTTTCGTTGAAGATTTACCAACATACATTTTCGATGATGTATATAAGCAATTCCAGGAGATGAAAAGCGAATTAAGTTTTGAACTTACAACATATTGTATGGTATGCAATACAGAAAATGAGATAGATTTTGAGTATATTCCGGGTTTTTTGTGGGGATAATGGTAGAGGCAGACCTAAATACTTTATATCAATATTATAATAATATGAAGTATTTTGGCCATTATTCCATATTTGAAGTGGATGAGTTTCTGCCGTTTGAGCGAGACATTTTCTTTGGTATGCTGAGCAATACAATTGACGAACAGAATAAACATAAAAATTAAGTAAAACTAAGATAAAATATAATATAAAAAGGATTAACATGGCATTAAAATATGAACCTTCATATGAACATATATCAAAAATAGGCGATAAAGAAATAAAGTTTAAAGAGTGGACTGCTAAAGAAGAAAGACAATATCTAAAATTATTGGAGAAGCAGGACGATAATGTAACAGACAAAATGTTATATGACATTCTAATAAAGCCTTGTCTTGAAGATAAAACATTAGTGTTATCAGGCATGGAACAGAAAAAACTTTTGATTGATATCAGGATTAAATCTATCTCAGAATACCTTGAAGATGAACACAAATGCGAAAAATGTGGAGAAACATCAGAAATCAAGGTTAAATTAGAAGATATTATGACATTCAAAAAGTCATCTTATAAGACAATCGAGGTAAAAGACATTAAATTTAACTTTGGTGAAATTCGTTCTAATAAAGAAAAGGAAAAACTAAGCCTTAAAAATGGTTTAGTAGAATATATTTATCAAGATTTTTTGATTCATATTCATAGCATCGAAATGAATGGAGAGGTTCAAGATAAATTCACAAAACCTGAATTATCGGATTTTATAGATTCATTACCAACTAAGGTTTTTGATGAGGTTTTTGATGAATACCAAAAAATGGTGGATGAATTGGACATTGAATATAAATGGACATGTGATAAATGTTCTCATGAAGAAACAATAGATTATACATATATCCCAAACCTTCTTTGGGCATAAAAATATAAATACCTATAAAGGCATTAAGCCTTTATAAGGAGATTTTATGTTAGGTAAATTATTAAAAAGTGCTTTTGAGGGCATTAAAAACAAAAAACAAAAAAACCAGACTAAAAAACCAAAAGACTTTACTGCTCAAGAAGTTAGAGAGCATAGGGAAAATACAAAAAATCAAGAGTCAGAAAAACTTAATGATGCCCAGGACCAAAATGTTCAAGAAGATATTATGGCAGCCAATAATACTATTATTATTCCCGATAAAACTCCTGCTTTGGAAGAAATTCAAAAAACAAAAAACAATATTACAAATTCTATTACAGAGCCAAAAGAAGAAAAAAATAATAATGACAAAACTCAAAATATAGCATCTTTAAAGAATTTTCTTGGTGATGAATTAAAATCTATGAGTGATAGTATCAACAAAAAGATTGACTCTATAAATGCAAATAATAATAAAATAACACAAACCAATATTAATGTGAACAAAGATATTCTTGAAGTAAACAAAGATGCCCTTGAGATTCAAAAAGAATCACTTGAAGAGCAAAAAGAGGCAGAATATAAATCCGAACACAGATTTAAAGAAACCCTAAAATCAAAAGCAAAAGGTATGATGGACAAAGGCTCATCAATGATCAAAAGTGGTATGGGCGCTGTTAAGGATAAGGTTAAAGGAAACTCAGGTATTCTAGGCATGATAGGTAAACTTCTTGGGGGCGCTTATCTCCTTAAAACATTCTGGCCTCTGATAGAAGGCAAATTATGGCCATTCATCAAAGACAAAATATTTCCTTTCATAAAAGAGCATTTAAAAGAAACCATTATGGGATTAGGATTAGTAAAATTGCTTCTTGATCCTATTGGTTCATTGAAACTTGCTGTTAAAGGATTCTCAAAAATTGCAGGAACACTCGGCGGTATTGCAATGAAATTAGGTAAATTTGCTGCCAAAGGATTGTTCAGCCTTGTTAAAGGCGTTACAAAATTGGCAATGGACGGTGTATCTACATTAGCATCCAAAGCAGGAGAATTAGCAAAACAAGGCATCAATAAGGTCAAGGATATGGCCACTGACGGATTAACGAAAGTGAAAGATATGGCAATGACAGGATTATCCTCTGCAGCCGACAAGGTTAAAGGATTGACTGCTAAGGTAGGTGAAAAATTCGGTGCTTTTACAAAAAATATATCAGACAAAATGTCAGGCATGGGCGAAAAAATGGCATCAATGGGAAATAAGGTTAAGGATATTGGTTCAAAACTTGTCGAAAAAGGTATCGGTGGTGCTATGAAAATCGGTAAAGGTATTGGTGGTGTGCTTAAGGTTCTGAAACCCCTAGCAAAAATTATACCATTTCTAGGCATTATTGTAACGGTTTGGGACCTCCTTGAGACATTTTTCCCTGATTTTATGACAGAGATAAAATCTATGTTCGGCATTGAGAAAATGCAAGAAATAGGTTCAGAAATATGGACATCCATAAAAAGTGCTGTTTCAGGTATCGGTGATTGGATAAGCGAAAAAATTAGTGCAGTTGTTCAAGGCTATGCCAAACTTCTCAGAATGAATCCTCTTATTCCTGATAGTGTTGTAGATATGATTTTCGGGAAAGACCCAAAATACGAACAACAAAAATTGAATGAAAAGGATGCCAAAACAGCACAGGCAAAATTGGAAGATTCTGGTGCCATTGAAACAAACTGGACAGGTAAGGATGAGATTAAGGATTGGTCTGCAGTTGAAAAATATAGACCTGCTGTTCTACAGGAATTTGTAGATTCAGAAAATTACTCTGACAGTGACAATAAAAAACTTCAGGCAATTATTGATAGAAAAGCAAAAGAAGAAGCTGATGCTATTGCTAAAAGGGAAAAAGCCAAAAAACCTAAAAAAGAAACATTAGGAACGGTAACAGGAATGAAAACAGATTATGGAATTCCTGCAAATAGCCCAGAAACCCAGAGTATTAAGTCTCCTGCAAGCTCGGAAGAATTTTATATGGCTGATGGCAAAGGAGGAAAAGTCCAAATTACACCTGAACAAAATGCCAAAATGAACAAGGTTCAATCAAAATTAAGTTCTGCTTTTGGTGATAATGAAAAATTCCAAATATTACTTAAAGAGCAAGAATCCTTAAGAGCGCAAATTTTAGAAGAGCTTAGGAAACCATCAAATAAAGAACTTAAGGATGCCACTCAGGTAAAATCTGCCGCGGCAGATTTAGGTCTAACTCAATTTGCTAATGGCGGCTGGACAGGTGATGGTGATAGTAATGAAATTGCTGGTGTGGTTCATAAAAAAGAATTTGTTCTCTCAGAATCCATGCTCAAAGAGCTTGGTGCCAAAAAATCTGCTAATGACCCTGAAAAACCTAAGGCAGAGGGTGCCGGAAAATTGAGCACAAAAACATTATCGAGCCCTGATGTGATTTCAATGATCACATCAAATGATGCTGACAAGAGTGACAAGGGCAACAGTACTCCAGGTAAGGCAATAAGTAAAGACAATGATGGTTCAGGCCTTGGTAGTGTGATTGATTCTCAGGAGACATCAGGTTCGTCAGGAACATCAAAAATGACAGGAAATTCTGGTGATACTAAAGACAAAGAGCCTGATATCAAGGATATTATGAAGGGTATCACAGGAAATCTTAAAGGAGACATGAATTCTGTGCTCGGGATGTTAGGCATGGATAATGCGATGAATATTGATAAAGCTGGAAACCTAAACATCAAAGGAAATTCTGAAAAAATTAATGAATTATCACCCAAAGAGAGGGCCAAGAGAGCGAAAGACAAAATCTCATTAGCATTAGGAGGAATTACTGATACAGGAAAAGGTATTATGTCAAACATCCTTCCTTCAGGTTTTATGTCAAACAAAAAAGACGAAAAAGCAAAAATTCATGTTGTTAAAAAGGGAGATACACTATCGGAGATTACTAAAGCCAATGGGATGAGTGTTGATGATATAACAAAACTCAATCCTGATGATAATCCTAAGGCAGAGAGTATTCCTAACATTGCTAAGGGAATGATGCCAAGTATTGGCAGTGCCAATGATGCTTTATCTGCAATAGGTATAACAGGACTTTCATTCGGTGAAGACAGTTCAATGAATATCAAAGGAAATTCCGAAAAAATTAATGAATTATTGCCTAAGGAAATGGCACAAAGAGCAAAAAATAAAGTTGGTGATGCACTAGGTTCGATTGGTATGGGAGGTAAGAATATTGCAGCAAATATTCTGCCTTCAGGATTTTCAAAAAGCATAAGTAACATGGGTGGCATGAGTGGTCTTGCTAGAGCAAAAAATCTGGGTTCAAATGCTATGAGCAGCATTGGTGCAGGATTATCAGGAATGAAAGGATTGTTTGGAAGTTCCAAAAAAGACGCTCCATTAACACTCAATAAACCTGAGGCTTCACTCATTGAGACAGACGGTACAGCAAACAGCATAAAAAATATTGCAAATGCAGCCAATATATCAGGACAATCAAAAAATAAAGACGTAATGGTTCAAAGCAAACGTGAGAAAAATATTGGTATTGACAATAAAACCAGGGCCATGGCAGCAAAAACAGCACCGAAAGCACAGGAACAGCAGGCGGCTCAGGCAGGCAACACAACAATCATACAGCAGGCAGCACCAAAAGCACAGCCTCAATTGACATTGAACAATACAAAATTTGACGATAATATGTTATCATTGGTTGGAGGGATTATATAAATAAATAAAAAAAGGAGTTTCATAATGATGTACCCATTGGATATTCTTATACCAGGAAATAATGGTGTAAAGCCATTTATAATTTTCGTGGCAAAAGAACAAAAATTTAACATTAATAAAGCAATGGCCTGGGAAAAAGCATGGCATACATCAGTTCCAAAAGGAGGCTTTATATTAGGTTTCCCCAATGGAGGGTTGAATGATTCAGTGACACATAATTACGGTGCTGATGATCCTGTTATGGCAAAAATAGGCAATGTTTTGGATGGTTCTCAGGTTGCCAAAGATGTCATGGGACAGGCAGGAACAGTCCTGGACCCTCTCAAAACCAATATCTATCAAGGTACTGATGCAAGAGCATGGTCAGGAGAATGGGAAATTATTCCTCAGAGTATGGCAGAATCTGCAGCGGTTGCTTTGTTATTGGCAAGCCTTAAAAAATGGGCTGCACCAGACAGAATAGGCAAAGGAAAAGTTGGTTTATTGAAACAACCTTATATATGGACAATCGTTTTTGGCAATCCTATTATCCAGGCGGCAATGAATTTTAATGATATGGCATTGGTGAGTTATACAATAAATTATTTTGCTCAGGGTTATGCTTCTACTACATTTGATTTAATGCCTAAGCATATAAACTTACAATTAAATTTTAAAGAGTTCGGAATAAAATACAGAGAGGATTGGATGATATAATGGAATTAATGAAAAATAAATACCTTATCTTTGATGATATTGAATTCTTAGGTTCTAAGGTTAAAAACACAACAACAATGAATCTCCTTCCTGATATTCCTAAAAAATATTTTGGCAATGATTACATACGAGAAATAAAGACACAGGATGACTCACTTCTCGAAGCAATTTCATTTGATTTGTATGAGAGCACAGATTATTGGGATATACTTTTGGTGTTAAATGGTATGAGAAGCATGAATGAACTTCCTGTAAATTATGACATTGTATTGAATAGGGCTGATAGAGAAATGTCAACATGGAAAAAAAGAGGAAAACTGTTACCAGGAGAATTTACTGATGAAGTAATAGAGAAAAAATATAAGGAAATTCTTGAAATAGAAGTGAAAAGAAACGAAAAATATAGATTCATAAAATATATAGGATCAGATGATTTAGCTGAATTAACTTCAGAGCTTGAGAAGATTAAAGAAAAAACCAAAATTAATCAAAACATTATTATATAAGATAAAAAAGGCAAAAATATGGGATACGAATTAGGACTACAATCAAATCAACTTAAAGATTTCTCTGTAAGCATCGACGGTACCAAACTTACAAACACTCAAATTCTGAGCATAAAAATAAAATGGAATATGAATAATTTCAAGGTTATAGGAGAGGTATCTTTTGACGATTTTAGTAACCTCGTAGAAAATCTCCCTATTCGAGGAGATGAGGAAATCGTTATGGCAATGACAGATTTTGATGATGCTGTCTCGAAGCAAAAATTTAAAATTACAGATGTTCAATATACGAGGGTGCAATCAGGAAAACCGGTTGTCAAACTCCTTATCATGGATGTCGTTACCGTAAAAGCAATGCAAATGTACAACGAAATGTCATGGAAAAAGGCTGATATGATTGAGATTATTGATCATGATGAAACTCTCAAACCTTCACTAACAGGCAAAAAGAAAAATTTTGCTTCAGGATTGCCCAAGCATAAAAATTTTGTTATGCCATTGCATGTCCCATTTAATGTTGTAACTCATTGGCTGGCAAGGAATAATAACATGATGTGGTATCAGACTCGTGAAGATTTTGTTATACAGCCACTTAAAAAAATATTTGGTGAGTCAAAAAAAGGAGACAAATTCAGGTATCAAACGCCGAATGCTTCATATAGACGCAAAATCTATGAGTATAAGGCAAATTTTGGTAAGGTCGTTGAGAGTAATGCATTTTTACCAAACGGTAAGGTTGCTAGTTTTGATGTTACAAAAAAAGACCCGAAATGGGAAAAGGCAGATTTTAAGGGTGCTTTAGACAAAATTTCATCGAAGGGGGCCAAGGATGCTAAACTTCCTGGTACTGGAGATAAGCATTTTTACAGAACCGATTATAATATAAAAGAAAGCACAGAATTTATGTGGGGTAAAAATGTATATAAAACATTAGAATTAGAAATTTTGGTTCCCGGAAAATTCGATACAAACATTGGTGACATCGTGGAATTGGATTTAGTAAATTATACAAAAAATACTGAACCAGAATCTAACCTAAACGGAGAGTGGATGATAATGGAAATCACAGATTTTATCACTCCTCCAGATTATGTAATGCGGTTGGTGCTTGTTCGTGCCAAATTTGCTAAATAAGGAGACACAAATGCTATTCGACAATTCAGATCATCTGCATAATATCAGCCCTTCACAAAATATTTTTTATAGGGCTGTTATCGAGGATAATGACGATTCCAAGGAACCAGGAGGCACACTAGGCCGATGCCGAGTCAGGATTCTGGGCATACACTCTCAGAATGCCAAACGCACAGGAAAAAATAAAGGAACACCGACCGAGGAACTTCCGTGGGCAGAATTAATGGTGAGCACAGGATTTTCAGGAGGTATGTCAGGTTTTGGTGTATCTTCAGTACCATTAAAAGGATCATGGGTTTGGGTTTTCCTAGATGGCGGTGACTGGAACAGACCCATCATAGTAGGCTTGATATTTTCGATATCAACAAAACAGGGACCAGGTGCTGCGAAGGCTGATGGAGGTTTTTATGATCCTGATAAAGTCTATCCTGTAAAGAAAAAACTCAATGAACCAGATATCAATCGTCTTGCGGCAAACCGAAAATTTGCAGAGACGCCAATCAAAAAAATCAGGGATGCTAACAAGGATAAGGGTATATCCACATCGACTGGAGGAACATGGAATGAGATTCTTGAAGCCTCGTCAAAAGCAAAATATCCTCACAATATAGTTTTCGAAACACCAGGACAGAGTATAATAGAATATGATAGTACAGAAGGCAATGAGAGAATTCACTTTTTTCATAAATCTGGGACATATTGGGAGATTCAAGAAAAAGGAGATTATCAATCTAAAACGGTTGGTAACCACTATGAGATTATAGATAAAGATTATCATAGACTTACTAAAATGAATCAAAGGATTACTGTTCAAGCCGATGTAGAAACAAAATATGATGCCAAGGAGACCATATTAATTGGTGGCAACCATAAAGAGACGATTAAAGGAAAGGTAGAACAAATTTATAAAAGTACCAAAGATGAGAAGGTTACAGGTGCTTGCACAGAAAAATACTCAGCTGGACAAAGTACAGATGGTGGGCCTAAAATTACTATTAAAGCAGGAGTCATAAACTTGAATTAAGCATTTAAACAAAACCATCCTTTATATTTTAACCATTCTTTTTTGACTTGAGATAAGG